TTGAGTAAAAGACTTATAATTTAATTTAAGAATATTATCTTCCAGTTGTTTCTGTTGGTCTGTAGATGCTGCTGCTTGATTTTGAAGAATTCCATCAATCCAAATCTCAAAAATATTTGGTTTAATGCCTCTTTTTATTTTATATTCCTTTGTTCCAATACAAAAATCTATTTCAACCAAACAGTCTTTCATATTAGTTGAATTGACCAGTTGCCCTTTGGTAATTTTACGGAATGCTTTATTGAATAATCCAAAACAAAGAGCATCCAACATTGTACTCTTCCCGGAACCATTTGTTCCAACAATTAAGGTAGTTTGAACATCAGTAAAGTTTATTTCTGTCAATTGATTTCCCGAAGAAAGGAAATTACGATATGCGATTTTTTTGAATAAAATCATTGTCTCTAGGGGGTATCACAAAATCATTTGGGGTAATTATAACATAATTATATCCATACATCTCACAAGTCTTTATTGCTACGTCATCTTTAACTTCAACCACTAACATTTCTGGATAATCTTCTGCTTCCAAAAGACCACCATATCTTTTGGCATCATCCTCGTCCTCAAAAAAGTATAATGCCTTTTCTCCATAAGAATCCAATACTGCATATGCACCATCATCTTCTTTGTCAGCAATTGTAAGTATAAACATCACTCTATTTCTAATGCTTCTTTATAAAATTCCCTTAAAAGTTTTTTAATTATTTTTTTATCTAATTCAAATTCAGATTCTTCAACATATTTATCCAAAATACTTAATGTATCTTCTGTAGGAATATTTTCATAATTCACATCTTCATCATAAACATCAACATTCTCAATAATTTTAAGTTCTAATGGATTTAATTTAGATACAAAATCTACAAATTTATCAAACTGTTTATAATCATCTCTTTTTCTGACTACAATTTTAACCATTTTATTTGCCAAATGAGGCAAATCAATTTCTTTAAAATCAGTATTTTCGTAATATACTCTCTCAAACATTGTATGAGGATTTTGAAAGTAATCTAATTTATAATCATCAGTATCAAAAATATGAAATCCTCTTTTATCATTTAAATCATTCCAAAACATTTGGTATGGATTTCCGAGATAAAAGATTTTATCATCATCACTACGAGTATGATAATGCCCCGAATAAACTCTATCAAACTTTTGAAATATTTTTTTATCTAATCCTTCCGTATGAACGTGTCCTGGATAAACTGTAAATCCATTTAGTTCAAGGTGGCCAAAAACAACTTTTGCTTCTGTTTCATCAAGAAGTTCAAAAGTTTCCTTTTCATTATCAGTACATATCCAAGGAAGAAGAACTGTTTTCATTCCTTCAATAGTATATTCTGTTGGTTTAGAAACTCTAACTACATTAAAATATTGTTGAAGGAGTGTGTCTATCGCATTAATTTCATTACTATTTTTATAATAGGCATCGTGATTTCCTACAATATTATAAACAGTAATTCCCAAATCTTGAAATCTATCATAAACATTTTCTTTTGCCCAATCAAGAGCCCAATAATCAACTCCTTTACGACTATCAAAAGCATCACCCAAATGAATGACTGTTTTAATTTTGTTTTTCTTTAATGTAGGAAAAAATATTTCATCATAAAATTTAGCAAAATACTCGTGAAATGCTTTATTTGCTTTGCGAAACCCATAGTGAGTATCTGTTATCAAACCTATTTTCATTGATAAAGTTTAATCTGAATATTTTCTTTAATTGTATTGTAGTCAGAAGAATTGCCCGAATTTCCATCAGATGAAAATAATTGGTCAAAACCACTTTTCTCAATAATTTTTTCTTTGATTTCCATTTGTCTTTTTTCTTTCTGAATACGACGTAGGAAAGCATAATAAACAATTTGTGTAAAATATGCAAATGGATTTGTTCGTTCTACATCAAAATTATTAATGTATTGAACACAATTTTCAACTCCATCAGAGATCATATCTTCACGAAACATATAGTTTACAAAATTAGGACGATATGATAAATGAGTTGCAATTTTCAAAAAGCAATCTCCAATATAATTCGGAATTACTGGATTTTTGAGTCCTGAATCTTTTGCTTGATTTACTTTGATTTTATAATTAATCAACGCATCGTGAAAATCTTTATTATTCACATAGTGTGGATTTTTCTTTGCTTTATTCATTTTTAGGGTTTTGATAACCGATTACTTTTACTTATTATAGCACACAATATCAATACTTGACAAACATAAAGAATGGCATTAAAATCACTCTGTTAGGGTTCAAGATAAGTTGTAGATTTAATTAACTTTTATAAATCTTTTCTAATGATTTTCTAGCATCATCAACGGATGCTAAGTATCCCATTTTTGGGGTTATCTCTGTTTTATTAGATTTTTTATTTTTTTCTCTAACATACTTTTGATGAATGTGAATCAAATCCTCATCATCAACTTCTGTCATTGTTATGACATTTTTTATATCCATAACAAACATTCTATTGCTAGAGAATTTTATCCAAGGAGTAACTTTAATCGTAGTCATTTCAAGTTTACGAATTAATATAGATTCCATAATGATAGGATCATCTAAGATTAAAATAATTCTATCATCTTCATCACAAGGACAAACCTTGGATAATATTTCTTCACCTGATATTAATTTGAGGATTGCATAAAACTCTTCTTCCATTTATTTTTTAAAGTCTATTTGGATTATTTCATAATTAAACTTTTCTTCATTATAAATTTTAATTCTTTCAATTAAATGATTTAAAGTATAATTCTTTTTTGATTTGTAAGTAATATCATCAGCAATATCATAAAGAACTGCTTTGGTTTTATTTTCACCTTTTCGGAGAACTCTACCGATAGATTGTAAATTTCTTACTCTTGATTTACTTGGACTGGCAAACACAATATTGTGTAAATTTTTAATATTAATGCCTGTGCTGAAAGTTCCATATGAAGCAACGATAATTGAATCGTTTTCTTTTTCAGTAATTTCTCTTACCTTCTCTCTTTCTTCGGCATCCACTCCACCATAAACAAAAAATATTTTTCTATCTTTTGCTGCTGAACTATTTATCATCTCATATAATGGTTGTCCGTGAGTTTCAACACGACTAAAAAGAATTAAAGTATTTCCTTTTAAATCAAGAGAAAGATTCTTTATGAAGTTATTTCTTTTTTCGTGTGTGATTAAATATTGAATTTCTTCTTCATATTCATTGAATTGGTGTTCGTTGTGTTTCAGTAAAAGAACTTTAATTTGTAGTTTTGATAAATGTCCCTTTTCAATGAGTTCATTGGTCTGCGTAACCTTGTATGAGGGACCGAATAAACCCTCTAGAACCCACTTGTGAGTCTGTGAACCATCCAGTGTACCAGTGAACCCAAAACGGTACTTTGTATTGTCCATTTTAGTCATAAAACCAACCATAGATTTTGATTTGAATTGGTGTGCTTCATCACCAATCACTACATCAAAATTCTCAAAGAATGATCTGGGGAGATTGTAAATTGATTGCCATGTTGTAATGACTACATTTTTATCTGTAGATTTTTCCTTACCAGAGTAAATCTTATGACAATACTCCTCAGCATTCCAACCATAATCATCAAAGTCTTTATACATTTGCTCTACTAATGATGTAGTAGGAACAACAAGTAAAATTGTTTTTTGTTTCTCAGTAAAATATCTAACGATTGAATAAATCATTAGTGATTTTCCAGATGCGGTTGGTGATATTAAAAGTTTTCTATTATATCTTAGAGCATCATATACTGCATTTATTTGATAATCTCTTGGTTTGTGCTTAGATATACTAATCATATAATCAGTCACACCCTCCAATGAAATAAAATCATTTACTTCAAATGGAATTCCATAAAATTTATTATCTTTGAATTCTACAGAATATTCAAATCTTTTTGCCCAAGCAACTAATTTATCCAAAAGACCAACATACAACTCACCGTTATGTGTGCTGTAAAGTCTTATTTTTCCATCCCAATGTTTGCTCCTAAATTGAGGCATAAATTTTGCACCAGGAACATCAAAAGTAAAATATTCAGACAATTCTTGATGAATATGTGGTTCTGCTTCTACCTTTAAATAAATTTCATTCTTCTTTTGTATAATAATATCAGCCATATCCTGCAGTAAATTTCATGTATTCAATTGAATTTTTTATTTGGTAACTTCTATTTAAAATTGTCTTTAATATGCTTTCCAAATAACTAAGCATTGTTTGATAATAATCTATTTTGGATATAGATTTGATTAAATCAGAATCTGCATCCATATACTTATCTATGTCTGTTTTTAATACCTTATGATCAAAGGGATGAGTTTTATATACTTCTGGATCTGATTTTCCAGAATAATACATCCATTTTTCTTTTTTTAATATTTTGTATTTTGTTTCTTCTAATTTTTTTAATAAAAGAATATTATTAAAAATTTTATAATATTTTGCATGAAGTGAAGGAATTTTGATAGATTCTTGGTGTAAATTATCTGGATCTATCTTTGAATCTTCCTCCCATAATATTTGAATTTCATCAAGGTTCATAATTTTAATAAACGTTTATGTCATATAAAGTATACTTGAAATTTACCTCTGCTGTCACATAATTGACATCGGTATTTTTGGCATCAAACTCAATTGTTGAAAGAGATGTTGGAAATAATCCTTTAAATACTACTTCGGCAACTGGGTTATAATTGCTACTGTAGATAATCAAACTTCCATCAGATTGGCCTGAGGATGCATTTTGAATTCCTGGATTGTATTCATCTTGATTTAGAAATTCTTGATATTCTGCGACACTTTCTGGATATCCAAGACCTCTTATCCAGTTATGAACTTGAAGATAATTTTCTAAATTTTCATCAACAAAAAATTTTAAATTAAAATCATCATAAGAAATCTTATCACCAGGAATTGGAATATCCTTTAGGTAAGTTGGTTGAATTGCTACTCCAAGATTGATACCCGGAATCCCTGCAGAGTTGGAAAAAAAATCAACTTTTGGATATTTTGCCAAGACAAATTTAAAATTTAATGAAGATAAGTAATTCTTATTACTAATTTGTCCTGATAAAGATGATGCCATTTTTATTTTTATTTATGGGCATAAAAAAAGGGTCCTTTCGGACCCCAAGAAAAATGTGAAAAGAAACTCACATAAGATTTTGTACTTGTACTCTTCTGTAGTAACGGTTTGAGTTAGTCAAGATTTCACCAAGACCTTGTGTTTTGCCTTCTGCAAATGGGTTAGCAACTAGACCGTAACGAGTCTTGAAGCCAATTTTTGGTTGGAAGGTGTTCTCACCAACGGCACGAACCATTTGGAGAGGAACATAAGGGCAATAGAATAGACCAGCATCATAAGGGGAAGAACCCTTATAACCAACAACGTAGTATTGACCACCAGTTGCACCAGTTGCTGGGTTACCAGCACCACCTGAATATGGGTCAATATAAACTTTATACTTACCGTTAAGAACACCAGCAAAGGTGTTTCCGG